AGCCGCTGCAGCGACTTGACCTTTCTCGGGGTCAGCTGCTTTTTTAGGCGCGGACTTCGTGCCTTTGGGAAGGTAAAGAATCTGATCTACGGCGTAGTTCAGATACTGTTTTTCACCTTTCTCACTTGTGCTTACCCGACCGACAGCGATCGTGGGCGTTCCGTTCGGAAGCTCAGAGAGTTGTTTGGAGTGCTGGTTCCAAGCTGTAAGCTTGAACCAATTTGTTTCTTTGTCGTCAGGAGCCTGCCAGGCAATAGATCGGTTTGTGACAGTTGAATCACCGACCTCGCTTTCCTCGGACTTTGGACCAAGACCACCGCACGCCATGAAAGTATTGATGGCGAGGATATCGCTAAAGTTTTCAGGAGTTACAACCAACATTGGCTGCATCTGAATCACACCATCAGGTGTGGCTTTAGTTGGTCCAATAGCAAGAACCTCTTGTTTTTCGTCGAGGTCTTTTAGAAGTTTGCCGACGTAGTGATCTTCTTTTTGGATCAGTTGGACTTTGGTTGAGATTTTTTTGCTTGATGAGGGCAAAGATTCAGCAATGACGTTGACTTTGCCGTCTTCAACCATTGCAGAGTCTGTGACCCTAAGTCCCAGAAGAAAAACGTTCATCTTTGAGGATTCGGTAAATCGTTGAGCGGTGTACGTTGAGTGCCTTGGCGATTTGCGGAACGCTCGCGCCTTGGCTACGGAATGCTAAAAGCATCTGCAGGTCCCCGCCACCTATTTTTGAATTTTTTTCATGCAAATACTGGTTATGGTATGGGTTTACACACAATGGGTTCCTGCACACGTTTTTCACCACAGCGTCTTTACTTATATCTAGATAACCTAGTATCAAAGGTCGCACATAAAATCTTTTGTTTAGTGTATAAACAGCAGGGACTTTATTAACAAGAGATCCTTTCCAGTCGTAACACTCTTTGTGATCGAAATCGTTATATGCCAGTTTTTCAAACAGTTCACTTAATTTATTTTCTTTAGCCGCACCGTATCCAAGCTCGAATCGGTCTGCCTCTAAGCTTCTCGCGATGTCCAGAGCCTGTGCTTGCGCGTGGGCCGCATCGAACGCTTTGACCGATATTTTTACTTGAGTTTGTCCCTTCGAGACTAAAAGGCTGTAATGCTCAGAAGACATCATTAAAGAAGGGTTCGAAAAGTGTATCACTTCTCGAACCCTTTTCTAGCTAATTACTTTCTTGAATCTATTTCTTAAACCCAGCGAGTGCCGAAGTAGCCGCTGCTAATGCTGCTTCCATAGCGGCATAATTATCAGAGGTGCCTTGATTGTTTTCGGGAGGCCGACCTTCTTTTCCACCGAGCCCTAAGAACAATTGCTGAGCACGCGGGCCGATATTCAAACCTTCGGCTTGAGCTCTCTTACCAACCTGTTTAATGTCTTTACGAGTTGCGCCTTGGTCGAGGAGTGCTTGAATGTCCTTCATACCAAAACCAGATTGGCCGTATGCGCTGACATCGAAGTCATCAAACTTTCCTTCAGTGCGTTGACTTCCTTGCTGTAAAAGCTGCATAGCTTTCGGACCAACATTAAGACCTGTCTTACGAGCTTTATCGCGAAGAGCTCGGAGCTGTCTAACGTTCGCTCCTTCCCCGGTAAGGTAATCAATGTCTTTCATGCCGAAACCTGCTTGGCCTTGTGAAGCGAAGTCGTAGTCGGCAAATTTTTTGTAATCAGTTTGTACTTGTTTAGGCTCACCTTTTGGTTCGGGGTCAAGCTGAGGGGCGTTTTCTCTCTGGCCGAAGCTTTGTTCTAACAACGCCTGAGCTCTGGGACCAATATTCAAGCCCTTGTCTCGAGCTTCATAGCTGAGCCTACGGATATCTGCCAAAGTGCCGCCTTGATCAAGCACGTAATCGATATCCTTCATACCGAAACCAGGCTGACCGTACTCAGCGAATCCGAATTTGCCTCCGCCGAATTTATCTGCGTAGTCTTCTGAAAGAGTTCTGTTTAACAACTGCTCTGCACGTCGTCCAACATTCAGACCTTGGTCTTTTGCTCGAGCGCCTAATGCACGAATATCAGAACCAGTAGCGCCTTGGTCTAACAGGGCGTAGACATCTTTCATTCCGTAACCGGCCTTTCCGTATGCGGAAAAGTCGAAATCAGAGAAAGGTCCTTCCGGAGTTTCGGTATCAGATCCAGTATCAGATCCAGTATCAGATCCGCCTCCAGGCAGTTCAACATTTCCGCCAAGATTTTGTCCGACGTTGCTACCGACAACATTAATATTGTTAATTCCACCACCGCCTCCAAAACCAAGCATGGCAGTCGTACCAGTCTGAGGTTGTGGCCTCATACTCAGAGCATTGCCCCTACCTTTTGTCTGCTGCATCAACTGAAGGAACGGATTCAGCCCCCCAGTAGATTCCTCGTCATCGCTAAACAGACCGGCTAAGTCAATACCAAAAAGGGTGCCTGCCGTACGAATAGGGGTGCTAGTCATCCTCAGACTTGTTCACATATACAACTAATTTAGCTGTTTTTGAGCCAATAGCGACTGATATCAAATCCAGGCCCACAAACTGACTTTAATGTTCTAGATATTCTCTGTGCTTCTTCGTAGTCTTTAAATCGTTTTGCTTTTTCTCTGTTTTTTGTATAGGAACAAAGTAATTTTTTACTCGTATTTAGGCAGTCGAGAACGTACTCGTCGTTACGAGTCACAACCCAAACTTCTCTAAAGCTGAGAAGTGGCATGGCGCTACGTTGCTCATCTGTATACAATCTTCCTGTTAACTTACACTCTGTTGCCTTATCTGTCTTTTTTAATTTTTCTGTCTTAACTTTTACAGTCTCTTGTATGAGACCATTTTGTTTAAGTGTTTTATTTAGTTTTCTCGCAGCGTTTGCAGCGACTAAGGGTTTTGCATAATGCTCCGTTGTCATAATCATGCACCCGTCTGTCTTAACGCAGCCGACATAACCACTGTCAGTCTTTGCTGTAAAGACGTCGCGCTTTTCGTCTTGGGGTAACCAAACAGTAATCAAATTCATTTTTCTGCCCAGGAGTCTCCGACGTTTGCGTCGCATTTAACGGGAACTTTACTCAAAACAGACTCGGCTGCAAGTTTCATTTCGGTCTCAAGCACTTCTTTAAAATGATCTGCTTTGCCTTCAACCGCTTCAAAAATTAGTTCATCGTGCACCGTGGCGATTGGACGAAAGTCATCGTTTATCAATTTTCCTAGGCGGGCGATTGCAAGCTTCAATATGTCCGCCCCTGCTCCCTGAATCAGGGTATTGGCGCAGGTGGTCATGGCCGCGTCGTCGTAACTCAGCAACCTTCTCCTTCCAATAGGTGTTCTGACATAAGTCCAACCGTCTTGAACCATAGCGTTTCGCTCTCTGTGCCATTCTTTCAACCGAGGATAAGCACGGTGGAAACCTGAGTGAGCCACCTTTGCCTCAGACAATGAGATGATGTTACCTGAGCTAGCAGCATATGTTTTGTATTTTTTGAAACCCATGCCGTACAAGAGAGCAAAATTCAACGTCTTACCCATCTGACGCTGAGACTTTTCCACTTCATCAATCGGCACATGATAAATCAAGCTTGCAGTAAGTGAGTGCAGATCAGCCCCGTTTTGGAAAGCCTCGATCATTTGAGGTATACCAATCAGCTCTGCTGCCAAACGAAGCTCAATCTGTGAATAGTCCGCGATAACGAATTTGAATCCCTTGGAAGGGACGAAACACTCTCTGAACTCTTTGTCCCTGGGTACTTGTTGAATATTGATTCCCCATGACTCTTTTTTCTTATTACCTGTTACACGTTTGGAGCCAGAGCTTGTGAAGCGTCCGCTGTTGGCTCCATATGAGTTGTATCCACTGTGCATCCTCGAGGAGACAGGGTTGATATTTGTCAGAATTTTTTCGACGTGTGCGAGAGCAGTCTCAAGCTTCGTTCGTTTCCTGAGAAGGTTTAGTGTTTCGTCGTCGCTGTCAAATTCGCTTAGTGCAACCTGAGACAGCGTTTGTTTTCCAGTTCTTGCGTCAGTTGGTAAAGCAGTGCCGATCTGATTGAAACATCGGACACATTGTGCATTAGATCCAGGATTGAACTCCTTTTTGGCGTTCTTTCCGATGGCGATTGACCCATCGGCCCTTCGTGGGAGTTTAAATTCATCTTGAAGCCGATTATCAAGGGACTCACAAAATAATCTAGTAGCTGTGTCTAGCTCCTGCTGTTTTAAATGTTGTAGGGCTCTTACTTTACTGACATCTACACCGAAACCATAGTGACACATCAATGCCACGGGGCGGATGACTTGACTCTCGAGAGTGTAGACCTCGAGCAGGTTTTCGGCTGCGAGCTCCTTGAGCTGAAGGGCAGCGATTTTAGGGAGAATATCAACGTCTTTAGCTGCGTATTCAATTTGATCTAAAGACAATTCTTCAGCGCTCCAATCTGAAACCTGCTGTTCTTTAGAGATTTCAATTTCCAGTCTTCTCGATACAACAGCCTTCAGAGAGCAACTGACATCTCCGAAGAAAACTTTTTCAGTTTTAGGACTTACTTTCTTTTCTTTATATCCTGCTCGCAGGCATCGCTCAGCTATGAACGTATCGAAAATCTTTTTCTTGAAGTCGATACCAAGCTTGAGAAAAAACTGTAAGTCAAAATTAGCGTTGTGAAAAAGAAGCATCTGCCTCGACTCGATAAGTGCTTTAAGACCGTCTATGTCTTTGCACTTAAAGAAATCAATTACATATACGGTTCTGTCCTCGACGTCCTCTTGCGTCGTACAGAGCTGAAGAAGTCTTGGTTCGTGAACTCGTGCATCGAGCCCCGTGGTCTCGAAGTCAGCGCAGAGTTTGGGGATTGTCCACAACTCAGCAAGAGCAGCTTCAAACTCCTGGCGGTTGGTGATGTAGTTGACGTTCATTGCATTAAAAAAGGACCGCTTGATTCGCGGTCCTATGAGGTTAGCCCGACTTAGCTAATCAAGCTTTTCGAGTGTTCCAAAAATTCAAGATGAACTGGTCGACATCTGCCCAGGTGTCTGCCAACACTTGACCTGACTCAGTGAGCTCAAGTCGGTAGACCTTACGTTGGAGATGGTTCTCAGTGCCTTTGAGTTCTTTATCGGCGGAGCCAAATTCAATTTGCTCCTCGACTTTAATAAACCCACTCTGCTTCAGATAAGCAGTGCCTTCTCGGAGCGCACCGTACACAGGAGAGCTGTGGTAGGTGAGCAAACCTTTTTGAGGCTTAGCGACAAAAGGCATGAACTGTCCTTGAACTCGCTTGAATCCTGCAAACAGTTCTGACTGTGCCTCTACGTCACGGTCCCACAGGTCATTAACTTGATTGACAGCGATCTCTCGGATTGTGCAGGCTTTACCGAAGGACAAGCTGTGAACAATCATGGCTGCACCAACGTTTTTCAAGCTCTTGTAAGTGCAGAGCTCTTCTAACGCCTGATCGAGTGTGATCTTTTTCACCTCCATCTGGCTGATGGTGTGCCGTCCCCGATTTTGCTTCCGCTTTTTGATTGAAGGTGACGTGATCGCCAGCTTGGCAGCGAGGGTTGCAAGCTCAGGATGTTTCTTTTCAATGCTAAGACTGAAAAGTTTGCTGCTATCGAGAAGTTTGGTGTCGACGTGGTCCATTAGGTCCACTGTGACGGTTGGTGCTTCGCTTCCGATTGACAGAAGAGTTTTGGCTTCGGATTCCTTCAGTTGGATTCCGGCGATTTCAAATTTGACTTGCATGTTGTTGGCAATCAACTTGCACAGCGTAATGACATTCTTTGACTCGTCAACTGCACTTTGTTTTCGTAATATCCTTTTCAACATCCATCACTATGTTCCATAGTTCGTACTTAGTGCACCTAATGACATGATGTAGCTCGTGAAGCGAGTCACAAGAATAATTTTTAGTTATGTAGGGTTGTATTCGTATAGTTTTTTCTGATCGAGGGTGACCATCCAGTCCTATCATCAAAACATTGAATATCTCTGGGCCGGTCAGGTAGGTAATCAATCGATCCTGATATGAAGTCACCTTGACAGACTCGTCCAGGTCAGTGAGGCACCC